GTACGCCTTAACTAGTGGTTCTTCGGGGAAGTGGGAGTTATTAAATTCCCAATCGCCTGCAAGATCACCAGGAGCCAGTCTAACAATCGGATGATTTACTTCCGATTGTTTAGATGTTGCTATGCGCAACATCTCAGACCAACCCGGGGTCCCGGAGTTGACTTCAACGCGGGGACAGATACGCCAAGAGTACATCTCTAGTCTTTGGTAACGCTTTGAGAAGCGGTACTTAAAGCCTAGTTTGACGTTTTCCTGACGCTCTATTTTTAGGGCATCTACGAAGCCGACAACGCCACTCGCCTTACTAACGTAAGGTGTACGGCGGATCTTTTGGATCTCCTCCACGAGGTAGTCAGCAGCGGAATGTAGCTCTTTGTCTCGGAGCGCGTTTGTTAACGCAACCCAAGATAAGTAGCTCGTACCGGGTAGTGATGATATCCAGCGCTTTCTCACCCTAGTGGGAGAAACGTCGACGCCTTTATAGGCGTCGAGACCGCATGATTCCCGAAAGGAACCATGTGTACAGCACTTATTAGGATTGAACAAAAGTTCAAAACTAGGAAGGTGCCGCATAACCGCAGGATGGTCTTCCCTGCGGACGATGATATCATCACCATACACGTATACGACGGGATGGCGAATCCCATACGTGTATTTAATCGATGCAACCGAGAGTGCCCAGAATACTAGTGCTTCAACGGGAAAGCAAACTGCTGATCCCATTGGTGCGAATTTCTTCAGGTTATGCACTCTGCCATCGGGAAGCTTCGTGGCCGCGCTTCGAGACGCATAAAGCGCCTCGTACCATGCACTTGGGAATAAATCCCGGACTAGTGCAAGGGAAACACGATCACTGGCTTCCTTCATGTCTAATGTGACGATCTCGCCTGAGATCGATCCTTCATGAGCTAGAGCTCTATTAATGGACTGATCCGTGAAGTTCACGAATCCGGCTGTTAACGGGTGAGATTGGATTCTCTTAACGAGTTTCTTCATCAAACCCTGTTGGATCCACTGGTACTCCAGCGGTTCACACGATATTAACCGAGGTCCTCTTGAGTCCTTAGGTACAAGCACCACTTTCGCGGTGCCCGAGGCCAAAGTTTCAAGAGACGCCAAACCCTGCAACTCATCGCATAGGTGAGTTAGGTTATAGAAGAAATGCTGATCATACGAGAATCTAGCGGACAAGTCCGTATAGTATCTCTTGAATTGCATCTTTTCTGCACCTTTCTCACCCGTAGCGACGGAGCCGGGACCGTGTCGAGGGTCAAGACCCTCATAAGGTGACACGGGCGACAACACGCGACAGATTAACTGCCGTGCGTAGCGAGCTATAAGGAATCGCATCTGCGATTCCACTCGACCCATTCCTGGGTCCCCCAGTCCGGGGGGGTTGCCTTTAAGGCAATCCGAGATGCTCGCGACATCCCCCTCCACCGTGGAGCCGATTTCTTCGCAGATTTCGGCTTTGCAGGTGGCTTCATCACTAGATCGACAAGCTGCGACTCCAGGATTACCCTCTGAATGAGGGTCCTGATGAAACATTCTTGTTGGTCTTGTGGAAGCGCAAGCAGAGCATTGGCATAGTCTTTCGACACATCCAATGTCATAGTTGGACGCGATGAGCGTCTGCATATGGCTAGCGCTATTGAACCTGTTCTCAGGCACACCCGAAGGGAGTACCGAGACAGTTGTGAGGTTGTTGTCGACTTGGACGAACAATTCGATGGTTTCATTGATTTGTTTCTCAGTTATGGGCAATTCTAGCTTGTAAAACAAGTAGAACAGGTTGCGTATCGACCAAAGTGCCCTGGCGGACGCATCACTGCGTTCGCTTCCATCACCATTGAACACAAGACTAAATAGTCGCCGCGCAAAGCGTGGTAACTGTGTACCGCAGGTTTTGAAACCTGTGGTTTGTAGTACTTGTCCAGTGGCTAAAGCTTTATCAACTGCTTTAGCTAGAGAGGGTAGTGTCCTTGTTAGGAAACTAATCCCCTCATGGTGAACACGCGTTTCGATTTCTCGAATATCGCGTGTCAGCTCAGGCTTTGGATATGCAGATGCACTTGCCACATCGTTGTAGCAAGCAATTAAGAGACGAGTGTAGAGCTTTAGCTCTACGCCCATCCGGCTTTTCACGTGTTCCATAAGGATAACGGTCCAAGCCATGCTAACAACGAGACCCTAGTGGTATACAAACCATAACCAATAACACAAGAATACCTAGCTGCCACCCCCTTCTAGTTAGTCGGGGGGGCAGACATTAGGCATCCAGAAGTTCCTAGAACTCCTGGTTGAGGATCTTGGCCAGAGCGCCCGACGTCAAAACGACGTCGAGTAGAGCTCCGATCTGATCCGTAAACGTCACGTCCGTTATAGCCCCTGCAGATTGCACGGGCCGATCGAATGTGAGAGTCGCCGAAGCAGAAGGGACCACACCATCCGTGAGGGTGGTGTCTTGGTTTACCTTCGTATACTTATGGCGAATCATAGTGCGAATGCGTGCTTTAAAGCCCGTACCCTTAATCTCGTGAGATATCTCTATCTCTTGAGGTGTGGTACCAGCAGTAGCAGCAATCCGCCGTTTACTCGCGTTATTAGCGACCGTGGCAACCTGGTTGTAAACTTTACTTCCAAGTGTGCCCGGCAAGGTTAGACTGGCGTGGTTGTCCACGACAGTGAGGTCTGATGTCAACATGACTTCTTACTTTGGTTTGTTTTATTAGGTACGACTACGACAGAATGCCATAAATCGCAACCTCCCTTACGAGAGGCTTTGAACCCGCATCATTCCACACAAGTGGGTGATACGAGAAACACTGCGAGCCTAAAAGGCGCATCAGTGTTTACGTGAGAGTCGACTTTTGTTAACGAATAACGACCCAGATAGGGCCATTGCTCGTCCAGAAGGCGGCTTGATGTTTCCGAGAGTATGCACAATGGGTGTGTACAATGCACGGTTATAATAGCTACGAACTGAACGCCAACAGCGGGACAAAGTCTTTCCCGGGTTGGCTGGATACGGCGGCTTAGGAAGTAAATTTACGTCCGGGCCATACCGCAACCACATTTCGTGTTCGGAATGATAGCTTACCGAATGGCAGAAATCAGTGATCCGAACTTGAATAGGGAAGTTGTCTCTTGAGAAGGTTCTCAAGAAACTAGAGACATCGATTACCCAATCGACTAAGAAGGAATAAGGCAGTGCATTCCAGATGATTCCAGGGTCCAGACGGACACCTAGGGCATCTTTAAGCACGGCCACCTTCTCCTCTGCTTCCGTCATGCGACTTGGTAAGGTATAAATATACCTCATAGTGGCATGATACACAGGACGCTTCACCCAGCGAGCTCTAATATAGAACTTAACTGGGGGTCGCTCTCCTCCACCTGGCCGATCTTTAGACCATGGACTAGTCCATGATCTTTGATCGTCATAGTTCGAGTCGTTAAACTCAGACTCGTCTTTCGACCACCAGGTGTATACAGGTGAACCCGAGTTGTTCGGGAGGACACGTTTATAATGTCGTACCTGCGGTGTATTAGCGAATCGCTTCAGTGAGGCTAGCTTAAAGCTAAGCCCAAGAAGCTCATCCATCCCCTGAACGATATCACCCACGAATGGGTTGATACCGAAGGAGGCGTTTAAGTGCGCACCGGTAAGCCGTCGCGTTAGTTCCCGAAGGAACTTAAGCTTCTGCTTGGCCTGAAGAATCCCTCTAAAAGAGGTTTTCCCATGCACAATACGCTTAATGGATGGTAACGGATTCATGTGCTTGAGGTCCTTAAGCTCAAGTATGAAGTTGATCAATGATGACCCTTCATTCACCTTCGGTAGCATATACTGGCAAGCCTGATTGGCAAGCGCAGGATAGTCTATCGTTGGAGGCACACGCAATCCCAACGCAAGTTCAGCAAGAGCGAACGGAGTCATGCTCACTGGTACTTCACTAAGTGAAGTATTCAGTGTGTCAACTCTTATCGCCTCCTTCTCATACTGCGTTGCTTCATAGGTATGGAGACACGGCCTAAAGCCGCCATCTATGCCTACGTCATCGGTTATTACTTCTCTTTCGAGCCAGTAAGCCGATGATGGAGCGGTGAAGACTTTATCAACATAACCTGGGGGGTATACTGGGGGCAGATTCGACGGTTTGTAAACCGCCGGAGCTGTATCCCAAGCATACTCCTTACAAGTCATGTTGGAGTCTAGTCGCTGTGTTATTCGCGTTCTCATATTCAAAGCAATGCTCAGG